ACCGCTGTTCTCGCCAGAACGCGTACCCGCTTCACCCAGACCGCACCACCCGAACTCGACCCCGGGTGGTGCGGCTCTGTTTTGCCCCCGGTGCCGTACGCTGATGATCAGCCGACTTGAAAGCGGGAGGCCGATCGATGACGCTTGTTCGCGCCACGTACTGCACCAGGGAAGACGTCCTGTCCGCCCTGCAGCTGCAGCAGTCCCCGCGCATCTACAACGACGTCGACCGGGCTATCGCCTCGGCCACCCGCAACATCGACGGTCGCTGTCACCGCACCTTCCACCCGGTCCGGGACACCCGCGAATTCCTCTGGCCCGAGCCGAACCAGTCCGCGCGCTCATGGGTGTTCTGGTTGGACGCCAACGAGTTGATCTCGCTGGAGACCCTGACCTCGGGTGGTGCGGTCATCCCTCCGTCTGGCTACTACCTCGAACCGGCGCAGTACGGTCCGCCCTACTCCCGCATCGAGACGAACCAGGCCAGTGTCTCGGCGTTCGCTTCCGGTTCCGGCACGCAACAGCGCTCGCTGGTGGCGCTCGGGCTGTTCGGCTACGACAACGTCACCCGGGCGGCCACCGTGCTGGCCGGCGCCATCGCCAGCACGAGCGTGGCCACGCTCACCGTGGCGGATGGTAGCCAGGTCGGTGTCGGGGATCTGCTGCTGATCGACACCGAGCGCCTGATCGTCACCGGCCGGGCCTGGGTGACCACAGGGCAGACCCTGCTCACCCCGATGACCGCCAGCGCCGCCAACCGCTCGGTGGTGGTCACCAGCGGCGCCGCCCTGCACGTCGGTGAGGTGCTGCAGCTGGATGCCGAGCAGATGCTGGTCACCGACATCATCGGGAACACGGCCTACGTGGATCGGGCGGTCAACGCCACCCCGCTGGCCGTGCACACCGGCTCGACGGTCTACAGCCCCCGGGCCCTGACCGTGGTGCGCGGCGCCAACGGCTCGACGGCGGCCACCCACCTGGACACCACCACGGTCAACGTCCAGGTGGTCCCGGGGCCGGTCCGTTCCCTGGGCGTGGGTGAGTCCCTGGTGGAGCTGCAGCAGCTCACCGCCGGTTACGCCCGGACCGCCGGCAGCGGCGACAACGAGCGCACCATCGGCTCAGGCCCTGGCCTGAACGATCTGCGGGACCAGGTCGAAACCAGTTTCCGCCGCAAGGTTCGGAGCCGAGCGGTATGAGTATTGGTTTCGAGATCAAGGTTTCCGGCCCGTTCCTCACCGGCCGGCCCGAGCAGGTGCTGGCGGACATGGTCGACGACTGTCTCTACGAGGTGGGCAACGCCGCGCTCGAGCGCTGGCACTTCCACCTGGACGCCAGCATCAAGCACCCGACGCCCTACTACGAGACCCAGATCATCCAACAGCGCCAGGGCATGGCCGAGGTGGTCCATGACCGCGGGATCATCTACGGCCCGTGGCTGGAGGGCACCTCCAGCCGCAACGCCCGGTCCCGGTTCAAGGGCTACGCCAGCGCCCGCAAGGCCACCAGCGAAGTGGAACGGGACGTGCCCTCGATCCTGCAGCGGGTCATCAACCGCCACCTGGGACGGCTGTCATGACGCTGTTCGGGTGGACCGATGCGGACCCGGTGCAGGTCACGGACCCGGACAACTACGAAATGGGTACCGAGTTCGTCTCGAACGTGGATCTGACCCTGACCCACGTTCGGATCTTCTCCGGCGCCGGCCCTATCGACCAGTCCGGGCGGCTGGGCCGGATCTGGACCACCGGCGGCCTGCAGCTCGGCCAGGCGACCATGCCCACCACGCTGACCCCGGGGTGGACGCTGCACGCGCTGGACACCCCGGTGCCGTGCCCGTCCGGCACCCGGTTCATCGTCTCGGGCGGGATCGGCGGCAACTACGCCGCCATCACCAACGCGTTCCAGTTGGCCGCCCACGTCTCCAGCAACGGGGCGCTGACCAGCCGCAAGGCGTCCGATGCGGTCAACGGCAACGGCATCTTCAACACCACCGTGGGGAATTTCCCGGCTTCCAACTTCAACTCGACATTTTACGGTGTCGACGTCGGCTACGACCTGGGCATCGGCGGCAACACCGCTCCCACCATCACCGCCCTGTCCCTGACCACCCCAGGGGACGGAGTCACCGTCAACGCGGCGATCAGCGCCACCGACGCCGAGACCCTGGTCGGCGCCACCTACTTCATCGACTGGGGCGACGGGTCGACCACATCGGCAGCCAGCGGGCAGCACACCTACGCCAGCAGTGGTCTCAAGGCCGTGCTCGGGTCGGTCACCGATGCCGGGGGTCTGTCCGACTACGCCGCCGCCGCCATCCAGCTGACCGAGCCGGGCACGGTGGGCCTGGACGTGGTCGAGATCCAGGGAGCGCTGATCAGTCACGCGCTCACCCTGGGGCTGTTCGCCTCGGTGAACGGTTTCGAGCCCAAGGCTGCCCCGATGGACGGTCTGCACGGGGCGCTCTGGCTGGCCTCGATCGAGCCGGCGCGCGGGCGCTCGGGCCTGAACACCACCACGGTGCGGTTGGTGTTCAATTTCCGGGTCGGGATCAACATGCTGGCCGAGCCGCAGGACGACATCGACCTGCGGGTGCTGGTGGCCACCGCGGCGCTGATGCGTCAGTACTCCGGGGATTTCGAGCTCGGCGGTGCGATCAAGAACGTGGACCTGCTGGGGGAGACCGGGCCACCGCTGGCGGCGCAGGCCGGCTACCTCAACCAGGACTCAAAACTGTTCCGGGTCATGGTCATCACCATCCCGCTGATCATCAATGACGTTTTCGACCAGAGCCCTTAGGAGGCAACGCATATGGCCAAGCAGAGCGGCCTGGGGGACAGGTTTTTCATCTCAGGCGTAGACGTTTCAGGGGACATCAATTCCCTGGGCAACATCCACGGTGGGCACGCCATGATCGACGTCACCGACATCACCCAGTCAGCCATGGACCGGATCGGTGGAATCCGTGATGGGGGAATCGAATTCACCTCCTACATGAACGATTCCACCGGCCGGGCCCACAAGACCCTGCGGGCGCTGCCGACCGCTGATGTGGCGGTCAGCTACCTGCGCGGTACCGGCATCGGCTCACCGATGTGCAGCTGCGTGGCCAAGCAGGTGAACTACGACCTGACCCGCACCGATGCCGGTGAACTGACGTTCGTCACCGCGGCGCAGGCCAACGCGTTCGGGGTCGAGTGGGGCGACCAGCTGACCGCCGGCATCCGGACCGACACCACCGCCACCAGCCCCGCCACCGGCCTGGACACCACGGCCAGCCTGTCGTTCGGGCTCCAGGCCTACCTGCATGTGTTCGCCTTCACCGGCACCTCGGTCACGGTCACGCTGCAGGACTCGGCCGACAACGCCACGTTCGCGGCGATCGGCGGCGGCGTCTCGTTCGCGGCCGCCAGCGCGGTGGGTGCCCAGCGGATCGCCACGGTGAACACCCAGACCGTGCGCCGGTACGTCCGGGCCATCACCACGGGGACCTTCACCAACGCCCAGTTCGCGGTGCAGCTGACCAAGAACCAGATCGCCGGGCAGGTGTTCTGATGCTCGGGGGGCAACCGTTCCGGCTGGCGCCGGCCGGGCCGGTCCAGGCCTACCGCACGTTCCAGGCGACCATGCCGAAGGGTCCGGAGTTCCAGCGGCCGGCCACCTGTGAAGAAGTCGAATGTGAGGCCTGGCTGTACGGGTGGGTCACCCGGGTGCAGGCCGGTACCGATCTTGAGCAGACGATCCGGCATTCCGGGCGCACCTGGAAAAGGGCTGACCTGGTGGACGGGTGGTGGGAATTCGAGTTCGCAGCTCAGACCAACCCATGCTTCCGGGCCAGCCAGCACCGGACGATGGTCCGCCCGGACATCCCCCAGCTGCTGGTGGTCCGCGGTGGGGACTGGCGGGGTAACCCGACCGGGGAACGCAGGGTCCACCAGCGCCCGGAGGACTGGGCCGAACACCTGCATGAGCACACCGCCGAGCTAGCCGAACGAATCGAAAAGGGGTAACACCATGGCCAAGACTTCTGGCGTCGGGATCACCGCGCTGACCATCGATGACAGCTCGGGCACGGCCCGGAACGTCATCAACGACATCGGCGATTTCCAGATCAGCACCCCGCGGGCGGTGCAGGACGTGACCGGTGTGGACAAGTCCGCGATGGAGCGCTTGCTCCTGCTGGCGGACGCCTCGGTGACGGTCAACGGCTTTTACAACGATGCTGCCACCACCGGCCTGCACTCGGTGCTCAAGACCGTGCCGTCCACCTCGGTGCTGCGCCAGATGGTCTTCACCATCACCGGCACGGTGGGGGCGAACACCTTGACCCTGGAGACCATGATCACGGACTACGCGCTCACCCGGGCGTCGGACGGGGCGCTGACCGTGACCGCCCCGGCCGTGCTGGCCAACGGCGCTGTCCCGACCTGGGCCTGATCGGATGACGAGAGGCAGCGAGCCGGGGTATCGGCGCGAGCGGAAGGTCTACAACCTGACGTACGCCGATCACCCCGGCCTCAAGGTCAAGGCGAAATCCGTTTCTACGGAACAGTTCCTGAGGATCACCGAGTTGTCCGATGCCAAGGACTTCACTCCGGAGATCGCCAAGGAGCTGCTCGCCAACTTCGCCGAGGTGCTGGTCTCCTGGAACCTCGAGGCCGAGGATGGCACCCCGGTGCCGTGCACCGCGGCTGGTCTGCTGGGCGAGGATTTCGATTTCGTCATGGAGATCCTCAACGGGTGGATGGACGCAGTTGCCGGTGTGTCCGCCCCTTTAGCTCAGCCGTCCACCGGTGGCTCACCGTCCCCGGTGGAGTCGATTCCGATGGACGTCCTGTCACCGCCCCCGCTGAGCTGGTCCGAGCCCGTCTCGTTGTAGGCCTGGCCGAGCGGTTCGGGTGTGCACCATCGGTGATCCTGCAGGAGGACGCCGAGATCTTCCGGCTGGTCAAGCTCTACGACATGGAACAGGAGGCGCGCAGCGGTGAATGAGATCGAGATCCGGGTGACCGGGCGGGACGACACCGCAGCGCCCACCCGCCAGGCCGAGCGCCGCTTGCAGGGCCTGCGGCGGGTGGCGGTCGGGGTCGGGGCTGGGCTGGCCGCGGCCGGGGCGGCGGCTGGCGGGCTGTTCGCCAAGGGTGTGGCCGACAACATGAACATCGAGAAGGCTAACGACAAACTAGCCGGCCAGCTCGGGCTGACGGAGAAGGAATCGGAGAAGGCCGGCAAGGCCGCGGGGCAGGTCTATGCCGATAACTGGGGCGCGTCAATCGAGGAGGTCAACGGGGCGATCAGGGCCGTTGGCACCAACATCAAGGACGTTGGGTCCATGACCCAAGAGGAACTCAAGGGCATGACCGAAATGGCCCTGGCCTATTCCTCCACCATGGACAAGGACGTCAACCTGGCCACCGAGGCGGTGGGGTCCATGCTGAAAAACGGGCTGGCCAAGAACGCCACCGAGGCATTCGACATTCTCACCGCCGGTTCCCAGAACGGGGTGGACAAGGCTGACGATCTGCTGGAGACGTTCCAGGAATACTCGCCGCAGTTCAAGAAACTGGGGTTCGACGGGAAGTACGCGCTCGACCTTCTGTCTGTTGGTCTCAAGGCCGGTGCCCGGGACACCGATGTCATTGCCGACGCGTTCAAGGAATTCTCTCTCCGCTCGATCGACGGCAGCAAGCTGACCGCGGAGGGGTTCAAGGCGATCGGCCTGAACGCCAAAGACATGGCCAAGCAGATCGCTGCCGGTGGTCCGTCTGCGCAGAAGGCCACCCAGCAGACCATGGAAGCCCTGCTCAAAATGAAAGACCCGATCAAGCAGAACACCGCGGGTGTGGCGCTGTTCGGCACCCAGTGGGAGGACACGCTCCGGCAGATCCTGCCCGCCATGGTGAACGCCGATGGCGCTATCGAGGGGGTGACCGGCGCGACCAAGCGCATGGCGGACGAGGTGGGGGACAACGCTGCCGGTAAGGTCGAGACGCTCAAACGGAAGTTCGAGCAGTGGACCCAGAAAATGGCCAGCTCCCAGTCGCAGGCCGGCCTGGCTGCCACCGCCCTGGTGACGTTCGGCGGCGGCGCGCTGCAGGCGGCCAGCCAGCTGTCCGTCCTGGCGATCGCCCTGAAAGGACTGGGCGCGTCCATGCTGATGAACCCGGTGGGCATCATGATTGCCGCCCTGGTCGCGCTGGGCATCGGTCTGGTGGCATTGTGGAAGAAATCGGAGAAGGCCCGGATCGTCATGTCCACGGCTTTTTCCCTGATGGCTGACGTCGTGCTGATGAATGCCAAGATCATCCTGACCGCGGTGGAAGCGGTGGCCAACGGTTACCTGAAAATGGTGTCCATCGTCCTGAACGCGGTGGCCAAGATTCCGGGCCCCACCCAGAACGCAGCCAAAAAAGCGGCGGCAGCATTCGACGATTTCCGGGAGGACGTCAAGGGGTCTTTCGACAAGGTCCAGGGGAAGCTCGGGGAGTACCAGAACACGGTGCGGAATCTGCCGAAGAAAATCCGGCTGCAGGCTGACGAGAAGGATCTGCAGGCCAAGCTCCGGCATGCTCAGGAGAGCCTGAAAAAGCTGCCTGCGTCCAAGCGCACGGTCATCAAGGCCGAGGTGGCGCAGACCATCGCCCGGTTGAATATGGTGCGCGCGAAACTGATGGCGCTGCGCAACAAGTCGGTCACCGTGACAACGTTCTACAACGAGATCCAGCGGGATGCCGCTCGGGCCAGCAACGGGGCCAGGGCCACCGGGGGGATTGCCGGATCGGCGGCCACCGGCGGGATCCGGCGCGGCCTGACCCTGGTGGGTGAGCACGGGCGTGAGCTGGTCGACATGGCCCCGGGCAGCAGGGTCTACCCGAACGGGGCCACCGAGGCGATGCTCGGCGCCGGTGGCGGCGGCCGGGGCGGGACGGTGGTGCTCGAGCTGAAGTCGGGCGGCAGCCGGCTGGACGATCTGCTGGTGGAGATCCTGCGGCGCTCGATCCGCGCCCGCGGCGGAGACGTACAGCTGGTGCTCGGCCGTGGCTAAAATCGCGACGCTGGTTGACGACTTCACCGCGAGTTCCCTGAGCACCTCCACCTGGGACACCAACGGCCCGAGCGTGCTCTACGGCGGTCAGGCCGTGACGATGTCGATCGTCACCACCCAGAACAACCTGCAGACCGACGTCAGCTACGACCTGGTCAGCTCGGCGGTGTACGCCAAGATGGCGATGCCGGCCACGGGTGCCGGTGGCCACCAGATCAGCATGCGGGTGAGCACCGGGTCCCCTACCGCCACCAACGACGAGGCGCGTTGGTTCCGCAACGGGGTCTCCTCGATCGATGCCCGGGTGACGGTGGGTGGCGTCACCACGGTGCTGGCCACCCTGGCTTACGACACGTGGCTGCATGGCTGGCTGAGGATCCGCCATGACGGGACGCTGGTCTGTTTCGACACCAGCCCGGACGGCCTGAACTGGACCCAGCGGGCCAGCACCGCCCTGGTGACCTGGGACCTGACGATCGTCTACCTGCGGTTCACCTCGGTGATGTTCGGCGCCGAGACCGGCTCCACCGTGGTGCAGCACGTCAACACCCCGGGGCTGGTGTTCCCTGACGTCCCGCTGCCGATCAAGACCGAACTCAACGTGGCCGGCACCTGGACCGACATCACGTCCAAGGTGTACCAGCGTGACGCCATCCAGATCACCCGCGGGCGGCAGGACGAGTCAGCGCCGGTCAACCCCACCACCTGCAACCTGACCCTGAACAACCGGGACGGTCGGTTCTCCCCGCGTAACCCCAGCGGCGCCTACTACGGACAGTTCGGGCGTAACTCTCAGATCCGTCTCTCGATCCGGCAGAGCGCCGGCTGGCTGCAGATCAACCAGCCCACCGACACCACGGCTACACCTACCTACGTCACCACCCCGGACAACGCCGCCCTCGACCTCACCGGGGACCTCGATCTGCGGTTCGAGGCCGACCTCGACTCCTGGCGCGACGCCATGGAACTGATCGGCAAGTGGGCCGAGACCGGCAACCAGCGCTCCTACCGGATGTACCTGCAGTCGGCCGGCACCCTGGTGCTGGAGCACTCGGTGGACGGGATCGCCACCCTGGCCGTAGCGTCCACCCTGCCGGTCCCGATCATCGCCGGACGGCTGGCGGTCCGGGCCACGCTCGACGTCAACGACGGCGGGGGCAACCGGGTGCGGCAGTTCTTCACCGCCCCGACCCTGGCCGGTCCCTGGACCCAGCTCGGTACCACCAGGACCACCGCGGGTGTCACCTCGGTGTTCTCCAGCTCGGCCGCCCTGCGGATCCTCGACAACCCGGACGGGTCCGTCGGCTCGATCATCCGCGGGCGGGTGTACGGGGCGCAGGTGCTGGCCACCATCGGCGGTACCGCGGTGGCCAACCCGGACTTCACCGTCCAATCGGAAGGAACCACCAGCTTCACCGACGTGGCCGGCCGTACCTGGACCCTGGTGGGTGACCTGACGATCACCTTCTACGACCGGCGTTTCACCGGGGAGGTGAGCGCCTGGCCCACTCGCTGGGACACCACCGGCCGGGACATTTATACCCAGATCACCGCCAGCGGCGTCAGCCGCCGTCTGGGCCAGGGCTCGGTGCTGAACTCGACGTTGTACCGGACCTTTTCCAAGGACGCCAACCTGGTGGCTTACTGGCCGATGGAAGACGGCTCGGACGCTGTCTCGTTCGGCTCGGCGGTCGGCGGTGGGGTGCCGATGCGGCTGGGCCCGAACACCAGCACTGCGGCCGACTCATCCTTCGCCTGCAGCCGGCCACTGCCCACGGTGGGGGACGCACCACTGCGTGGGGTGGTCCGCAACTACACCTCCACCGGGGAGGTGTCGGTGCAGTTCATCTGCTACGTGCCTTCGGCCACCGCGACGGCCACCACCAACCTGTGCGACATCAGCATGGCCGGCACAGCCACCCGGTGGTCGATCCTGCTGACCACCGCCGGCACCCTGAGCCTGCGGGTGCAGGACGCTGATGGCGTCACCCTGGCCACCTACGGTCCGGCCTGGGGTGTCAACGGGCTGCATTTCCTGGTCCGGCTCACCATGAAGAACAACGGCACCGCAGTGGATTCCACCCTGACCACCTACTTCCTCGGGGACCCGTTCGTCACCACCCTGACCCAGTCCCTGGCTAGCAACCAGATTGGCAAGATCAACTCAGCTACCCTGAACCTGGGTGGGTTTTCGGACTACAACTCGATCGTCATGGGTCACCTGGCGATCAGTAAGACGATCACCTCGGTGTTCGATGTGCTCTCCCAGGTGAACGCCTGGAACGGGGAGCTGGCCACGAGCCGGATCAAGCGGCTGTGCGACGAGGAGGACGTCCCGTTCGCCGCTTTCGGCGCGCGCTCCACGGGGGACTCTGCGCTGATGGGTCCCCAGCTGCCGGACACGCTGCAGAACCTGCTGCAGGAATGCGCCACCGCGGATGGCGGCATTCTCTACGAGGGGCGCGACTTCTCCGAACTGCGCTACCGCCCGGCGCACGCCATGTACGCCCAGCCGGCCGAGCTCACGCTCTCTTACCCCGGCCACCAGATGAACAACCTGGAGCCGGTGGAGGACGACCAGCTGACCCGCAACGACGTCACGGTGATGCGGGTCAACGGCGGCAGCGCCCGGTCCACGGTCACCACCGGGCCCTTGTCGGTCAACGATCCGGCGGACACCCCGCCCGGGGTCGGGCGGTATGAGGACTCGGTCACGCTCAACGTCCAGGACGACACCGTGCTGCTCGACCAAGCGGGCTGGCGGACCCACCTCGGAACCGTGGCCGAGGCCCGGTACCCGAACGTGGATCTGACCCTGGAAAGTATCTGGTTCGCTGCCCTGCGCACCACCGTGGTCCGGCTTGACCTGGGAGACCGGATCTCGATCACCAGCCCGCCGGTGTGGACCGAGCAGCTGCAGATCAACCAGCTGCTGCAGGGCTACACCGAGTACCTGAACACGTTCGAGCACCACCTGTCCCTGAACCTCACCCCGGCCGCCCCCTGGGACGTGGCCACCTACAACGACACCGTCACCACCCGGTCCCGGTACGCCTCGGGTAGCAGCATCACCAACGAGGCGCTCGACACCACCGAGACCGGGGTGGACGTCATCGCCGGGACCAAACGGGCCCTGTGGACCACCACGGCGGGCAGCTGGCCGTTCGGCATCATCATTGGTGGTGAGGTGATGACCGTGACGGCGGTGTCCGCCGCGGTTGGGCTGACCCAGACCCTGACTGTTACCCGCTCGGTCAACGGTGTGGTGAAATCACACCTCACCGGCGCCACCGTTGAGCTGTATCCCCTGTCCTACTACGGCGTTTAGGAGTATCCATGGCACTGCCCGTTGCAGG